CCTTCATTTTTGCGAATATAGGCTATTTTAGCCCCTTTTAGGAGGACTTATGGCGAAATCGAAGAAAATGTACAAACTTGAAGACATTATCCCTCTTTTGTCGGAGGATTCGTTGAAAGTGGCTTCCGGGATGATTGAAGATGCGCTTTTCATGCAGAATCAGTTGGCAGAATTGCGTAAGCAAATCAAAAAAGAGGGTGTTTCGGAGAATTATCAGTACGGAAGCAAACAAACGGCGGCGATGACGACTTATTTGCAGGTGCAGAAACAGTACGGAGTTATCATCCGGTATTTGACAGACCTTTTGCCGAAGGGAAACAAGACTGCAGCTTCTGCCGACCTGCTTGAGTGGGTGGAAAATAATTGATAGAGTTTGAAGAATATTTCGGTAAAATTGTAGATGGGAAAATCGTGGCTTGCGACAAGATGAAACGGATCAGCGAGGTGTTGTTGGAAAGATACCTGGCACCGGACGAGTTCCACTTTGATGCAGACATAGCGAAGCGACATACGAAGTTTATCGAAACATTCTGCAAACTTCCTTCCGGGAAGGTAGGCCAGCCGTTGAGGTTGGAGTTGTTCCAGAAGGCGAGGTTGCAAGCCTTGTACGGGTTCGTGGATGATAATGACATCCGGCAGTACAACGAGTGCTTGATTATCGAGGGCAGAAAAAACGGCAAGACCACGGAATGCGCTGCGGTGGAAATCGATATGCTTATCGATGATAAAGAAGGCTCGCCTCAAATTTATAATATTGCCACGATGCTTGATCAGGCGAAACTTGGTTTCAATGCGGCGGTAAAGATGATTAGGCAGAGCCCATTATTGTCCGCCAACGTTAAGAAGCGGGCATCTGATTTATATTTCGATAAAAACTTCGGGTTCATCAAGGCCCTGGCATCTAACTCCAACAGTTTGGATGGCTTGGATGTACATTGCGCAGTCATAGACGAGTTATCGGCAATTAAAAACAGAGACATATACGACCTAATCAAACAGGCAATGGGAGCAAGAAGGCAACCGTTGCTTTTTTGTATCACGACAAACGGATATGTCCGAGAGTCGATATTTGATGCGCAGTATGCTTATGCTTCTGCTATCCTGGACGGCTCGATTAAGAACCCAAGGTTTCTGCCGTTCATTTACGAGCTGGACAGTCCAGAAGAATGGACAAATGAGAACTGTTGGATAAAAGCCAATCCCGGTCTTGATACGATTAAGAGCAGAACTTATTTGCGGGAAATGGTGCAGAAGGCAAAGGACGACCCGAGTTTCAAGCCAACAGTAATGGTTAAGGACTTCAACGTTCCGCAATCTGGATCCACGACTTGGCTTCCGTTCGAGGCGGTGGTTAACGAGTCCACCTACACGATGGAACAGATTTCGCATAGTTACGCAATCGGCGGGTGCGATTTGTCGAGTGTGTACGATTTGACTTGCGCAACGTTGGTTATTCGCAAGCCAAACAATGAAACAGTATATGTTCTGCAGAAGTATTTCATTCCGCAGAGAAAAATAGATGAGCAACTCGGTGGAGACACCAAGACTGTTCCGTATAAGTTATGGGCAGAACAGGGATGGTTGGAAATCAACGAGGGTGCGCAAGTAGATTATTCAGCCGTGACGAAGTGGTTCGTTGAGATGGTCGAAAAATACGACATCAGACCTTTGTGGATATGCTACGACCGTGCCCTCGCAGGTTATTGGGTTTCCGAAATGGAAGACTACGGCTTCGACATGGAGAAGACGGCACAAGGCCCGTTCACTTGGTCGCAACCGATGAAAGAACTTGGATGTGCTTTGACAGAGCATCGAGTAAATTACAATAACAATCCTATGCTTCGGTGGTGTTTGGCGAATACCGGAGCGAAGGCTTTGAATAAAGACGGCATCGAGACGATACAACCCGTCAAATTGCAACAACAGAGACGAATAGACGGCATGGTGTCGCTCCTGAATGCTTGGGTTGGGTACGTCAAGCATCTGGATGATTACTTGCCGTATGTGAGGTGAGAGATGGGAATTTTACAAAACCTGTTTAAGAAGGCAACAGAGCCAAAGCACAAAAAGACTTACACAGAGTTTAAGGAAATCGGAGCATACCGTGCTTTTTTCGGAGTTTTTGGGAATGATATTTACAAGAGCGATGATGTGAGGACGTGTATTCGGGCATTATCAGAGCATACTTCCAAGGCGAACCCCAGATGTACCGACAAGCGCATTGAGAGATTGCTCCAACTCCGCCCGAATCAGTACATGAACGGCAAGGACTTCTTGGCGAAGGTGCGCAACTATCTGGAAATCAAAAACACGGCTTTTGTGTACATCAACAGGGATGATACAGGCAAGGTGATTGAGTTCTATCCGGTGCCGTTCCAAACATTTGAGGGTGTAGAATATGACGACAGACTTTTTGTAAGATTTACATTCACGAAAGAACACAGAGCGCTCGTGGCTCCATGGGAAGACCTGGCGGTTTTGCGGAAAGATTATGTGTTCAACGAAATTGGTGGCGAAACAAATGCACCTCTGCTGCCAACCCTCGATGTTATCAGCACGATGGATAAGGGATTGCAGAATGCAGTTAAGTCCACCGCCAATCTTCGAGGTATTTTGAAGAATACGAAGGGTATGCTTTCACCGGAAACCTTGAAGGCACAAAAAGAACAATTCGTGCATGACTATATGGATATCGAGAACGAAGGCGGGATTGCCTCCCTGGATTCCACGCAGGAGTTCAAGGAAATCAACCTGAAACCGACCACGGCAAGCGCAGAAGAGTCTTTGTCTTATCGTGAAAGGGTTTATCGGTACTATGGAGTGAACGAAAAGATTATCAAATCGTCCTATTCCGAGTCAGAATATGATGCGTTTTATGAGAGCAGAATTGAACCAGTGCTTGTGGCTCTTTCGCTCGAGTTTACATACAAGATATTCACTGACCGAGAGATATCATTCGGTGCAGAAGTTTGGTACGAGTCGAACCGACTGCAGTTTGCTTCTGCGAAAACAAAAATATCCATGGTGCAGTTAGTTGACCGAGGACTTATGACCCCGAACGAATACAGAGCATTGTTTAACATGGCTCCGTACGAAGGTGGAGACGAGTTTGTTTTGAGACTCGATACCGCAAAGACCGGAGACACGACAGACGATAGCACAGGAAATCCGGTAGGCAGACCGCCGAAGGATGATTCAGAGGAAGGAGATACAGATGGCAATTAAAAAAGAGCGAGAGTATCGATATGTTTCGATTGATACTTGGGAAATACGCAAGGCAGAAGAGGAAGGTCAGGAGCCTTCTTTTTTTGTGGAAGGATATGCGACCACATGGGATGAATATGTGTTATTCGAAGAGGACGGAGTGCAGTACAAAGAGCAGATTCTCCCGGAAGCATTCGACAATGCAGACATGAGCGATGTGATTTTCGTGAAAGACCACGAAGGAACAGTTTTTGCTCGTACGAAAAATGGCACCCTGGCATTGGAAGTGGATGACCACGGCTTGAAAGTCAGAGCTGACATGTCAAAGACCACTTCTGCAAGACAGGCATTCGAAGAAATTGCGAGCGGAATGTATGACCAGATGAGCTTTGCATTCACAGTCAATGATGATGAATATGACAGAGACCAGCATAAACGCACAATTCGTGGTCTCAAGAAATTATACGATACAAGTTTTGTAGGTTTTCCGGCTAACCCCGGTACCGATATAGGAGTGGCTACACGAGACTACTTCAACGGAGTGATTGAGGCAGAGCGAGCGGAGAGACTTGCGAAAGAGGAAGCCATGAAAGAAATCAAGGCTCGTTATTGGGCGGAAAGGAAACAGTCATGAAAGAACTTAAAGACATGACCTTGAAAGAGGTCGAAGCAAGACTTGCAGAGCTTGATGCTGTTATGAGCCCTGAAAGTGACACAGAGGTTTCTGATGCAATGACCGAAGAAATGAGAGCATTGCAGGAACGCAAGGTTGAGTTGGCTGACCTTGAACAGAGAAAAGCTGACGCAAAGGCCCTGGAAGAAAACAGAGCAGAGAAACCCGTTGAGGTAGTAGAAGAAAGAAAAGAGGTAACAGAAATGAAGAAAGTTGAAGAGTACAGAAATTCGACAGAGTATGTAAACGCATACGCAGAGTATTTGAAATCCGGCAAGGATGAAGAAGTTCGTGCATTATTAACTACCAATGTTGGGGAAGCAGGTTCTATCGCAGTTCCCGACCTGGTAATGGATGAAATTAAAACCGCATGGGAGAGCAACGCAATCCTTAATCGCATCTCCAGAAAATTCGAGGCTGCTTATATCACCCAGCAGTTCGAGATTTCCGGTTCTGATGCAGTAAAGCATGATGAAGGTTCCGGTGCAGTTGCAGAGGAAACTCTTACCCTTGGTATTGCGACTCTGAAACCCGCCGAAATCATCAAATGGATCAGCTTCTCCAAGACCGTCCTGGCTATGAGAGGAGATGCTTTCCTTCGTTACATTTACAGAGAGTTATCTCATAAGATTATGAGAGCGCTTTTGAAGGATCTTATTGAGCAGATTGTTGCATTGCCTTCAGTTGCAACCGCAACGACTCCTTCTGCTGCAAAGTTAAAAGAAGGTGCTACTGTTAACACCGTTACCGATGCGTTTGCAAACCTTTGTGACGAGGCAGAAAATCCCATCATCGTTATCAACAAACTTACCTATGCAACACTTAAGGCAGAGGCAAAGAAGAACAACTACGGTGTAGATCCGTTTGAAGGACTCGATGTTTATTACAACGACACTCTTCCTGCTTATTCCACCGCAAGTGAGAATGACGTTTGGATGATCGTTGGCGATTTCGATTATGGTTGCATCGCAAACTTCCCTGCTGGTGACGAAGTTGATGTCGTTCTGGACTTACTTACCCAGAAGAAAGCTGGCATGGCAGAGGCTTGTGGAACTTTGATTGGTGGTGCAATGCCTTGCGCTTGCAAAGCATTCACGCTTGTTAGCAAACCTGCAGCACTTTAATCGGAGGTAGCGACATGAAAGGTTCCGTTATTCAGAATTATATCGATGCACAGACAGGGAAAGCATATAGCATCGGAGACAAAGTTGAGTATGCAGACGACCGGGCAAGGTTCCTCGCAGAAAAAGGCTATGTAAAACTTGCCGATGTGCCGAAGGCGGAACCTGTTGTGGAAGTGGAAGTCAAGGCAGAACCGAAAAAGGTTCCAAAGCCGAGAGTGACACCGAAAAAGAGCGGTAAAAAATAAACCAGAAGGGAGCAAGATATGCCAGATATAACGATTTTTGATAAGGTCAAACTTGCTCTTCGCATAAGCCACAATTTGCTTGATGATGAAATAAACGATGTAATATCCTCCGCTCGGCAAGAGATGATCCGAGCGGGGGTGGCTGCCGAAGTGGTAAACGAAGCCACCGGGGAAACCACAAACGAATTAGTCGAGACGGCGATTAAAACTTATGCGCTGGAGTATTACACAAGAGACGTGAAGGAAGCAGATAGATATGCTATTAGCTTTCAATACCAATTAGACAACTTGCGGAAAACGTTCCCTGCGGAGGTGGTAGAAGATGTTTGACGAGGTAATCAAATTACTGAATGAAACCAACACCATTGACGAGTACGGCGACACCGTGAGCGTCATTAAGGAAAAACAAATATTCGCAGAAGTAAACAGTATCAGTCAGAACGAGTTCTATCAGGCACAGGCCCTTGGATTGAAGCCGGAGATTAAGTTCGTTATTGCGGACTTTGCCGATTACGAAGGGCAGAAACAGTTGAAATACACTCCGTTTGGTGGAACAGAGCAGACTTATGACATTCTGCGAACTTATCGAAACAAGATTAACCTTGAAATTGTATGCAAACGAGGAATTGATTGATGAGTGCTCCGAAATCCGTCACAAAAATCAATAAGAACGGAGTGACCTATACTTCCAACGTAGATGCGGCTCAATATTATATTTACGAATTATCCCGTGCGGCTCTTCGGGATGTGGGAAAGTTCGTCAGAACAAAGTGGAGAGGAATTTATTATTCCAACTTCCGCCGTCATACAGGCGATGCCGGAAAGGCGGTTTCCTACAAAGTTATTTCCGGGAAAAGCACGACTGCACCGAGGGTCCAGATAGGATTAAAAACGGGTAAGGTGGATGGTTTCTATGCTTACTTTCAGGAGTTTGGCACGAGCCGGACACCAAGACTTGGCTTGTTAACGCATTCTGTTGAAGATAACATCGCAACGATTGTGGAGATTGAGTCCAAGTATTTGAGCGGCCTTGAAGACGAAGCACAAGCTCTTGCACAAATCAACGAGGGAGATTATGACGATGAGGACTAACGACCTTAAAAAATTGATTCAAACCAAATTGAAGACGGTAACTTCGTTGGTATATCACGAAATTGCGGACGAAAAGGCACTTTATCCGCACATCGTCTTTGGTTTTGACAGAATTGACCTTGGAGATTTATCCCGTCAGGATTATGTGTTGGTTATTGACGTATGGGACAAAGGGAACTCCACAACAAGGGTGGACGATTTAGCGGACTCTGTTGAGAACTTATTACAGGCAGAGAACCTACCCCAAGAAAACGTTCTGCCCACGTTCTATTTGATGGACGAAAGAAATGTGCTGGACGAGGACAAAGCAATCAAACACAAACAAATACGATTTCAAATTCAAAATTATGACAGATGAAAGGCAGGTATAAAAGATGGCGAAAGTAACATTAACCGGAACAGGAGCCGTAACCGCTGCCGATTTTAAGACGGTAAAATGGGAAGGCTTAACCAAAGGTGGCAATGCCGTTACCATTACACTCGCAAATGCAATCAATATGGGCAACATCGATTGGACTTTTGCAGAAAAGAACGATGTAGTTCCCTCGGTAACATTCACTTCATGCTACACGAACACCGATTCCGCATCGGCTTCCAACGTAGAGGCTTGGCAGATTGAGATGGATGGTGAAACCCTCGCAGGGGCAAATGAAATCATTCTCGGAGCCGGAAAGTTCTATGTTGACAACGAATTGATTGCATTGACAAGGGGCGGTGGACAGTTTGTTGTAACGAGAGAATATAGACGCATCAATGCAGATGGCGACAGAGGAGCAGTAAAAGGCAGGATAACGATGGATGGTTCCGAAGCGACCTTGACCCTGAACGTTCTGACGATGCTCACGAAACTTACTTCTCTTTATACTTCAATCGCATCGGCTTAATCGCAGAATTAACAGCAACACAACCCAATGAGAGCGTAGAGAGGGTAAAACCTTTTCTGCGCTCTTTTTTGTTTAGGAGGAAAAGACATGAGAAATTTACAAACACAGGACGTATTTGCGTTCGTACGAATGATTGATGAAGTTGGTATCAAAGACCAGCTCAAAACCTTGATTCTGTCCAAGGATAATTTGGCAGAAGTAACCACCGAGTCCTTCGGTTATGACTTAATCTTCACATTGATGGAAGGAGCCTCGAAGAAGAAGGCGGAAGAGTCCATCTACGAGTTCTTTTCAAACATTATGGAATGTCCGAAAGAAGATATCCGCACAATGGAGCCGACCGAGTTTCTGGAGAACATAATCAAAATTGCAGATGTGGAGAAGTGGAAGAGTTTTTTTACATCGGCTGCCAGATTGATGAAGTCGAACTAATGGATCTAATTCTTCGGCGGTATCACACGTTGGATTTTATCAAGGAACTGACTGTCGAAGGGTTCTGCAAAATCATCCTGAAGGCAATCGAAGGAGAGGACAAAGAAAATCATCGGCGGGAATGGTTGGCTCTGCTGCCGACCATGATTACCCACGGAAAATATGTAAGTTTTAAGGAATATTACGACAAAGTGACCGGAAAGAATATTGATATGCGACCTGCGGAAGAGATTATTGCAGAAATTGACCGGGCACACGAAAAAGCAAAGGAGAACAAATAATGGCTCTCGAAATCTTCAAATTAGTTGGCTCAATTTTCATCGACAACGAAAAAGCCAATGATTCCCTGGCAAAAACAGATAAAAAGGCATCGACTGTCGCAGAAAACTTCGGCAAGGCGGGGAAGTTCATGGCTGGAACTGCGGCCGCAATCGGAACGGCGATTGTCGGAACAGGAACGGCGATGATTGGCATGGCGAATGATGCGAGTCAGGTGGCTGATACAATCGACAAGGCTTCCATCCGTATGGGAATCAGCACAGAACAGTATCAGGAATTGGCTTATGCAGCAGGGCAATGCGGAGTGGAAATGTCCACAATGGAACAGGCCGCAAAGAAGCTCGAAGGAACGGACTTGTCGTTTGATGATGCCATCGACCAAATCATGTCACTTGGTACGGCAGAAGAGAGGTCGGCGGCGGCAGCAGAGTTATTTGGCGAGAAAGTGGCTTATAATCTGTCGCCTTTAATCGAACAATCTCAAGAGTCGTTTGACGGACTGATTAGCCGTTCTCACGAGCTTGGTTTGGTTATGTCAGATGATGCGGTCAAAGCTGGAGTTGCTTACGGCGATTTGTCGAGCGATTTGCAGAAATCTTTTGGAATGCTCAAAACAAATCTCGGTTCGGCTCTGTTCCCAGTTCTGAACCAAGTTATCGAGAAGTTGATTGAGTTTATGCCTACCATTCAAGGACTTGGAGAGAAACTTGGGCCAATAGCGAGTGACTTCATTGAGAGATTGGTTCCACCGCTTGCGGATTTGGCAGCAGAACTTCTTCCGGTGCTGATGGATAGCATTGGCGAAATCATCCCGATGTTATCCGATATTGTGAGTTCAATAGTTCCGGTTTTGATAAATCTGTTCTCGACATTAACCCCGATATTGGTTCAGGTCATTCAGTCGGTGTTGCCCGTGCTTGCGAACTTGCTTTCATTGGTTTTGCCGTTAATCACGACTCTGTTGGATTTACTGACTCCCATCCTGGCGGTGGCGACTTCGTTGCTCACTCCGTTGTTACAGTTGATTTCGGCTATATTAACCCCGATATTGGAACTCCTGAACGTGTTATTGGAGCCGTTGCTCACAATCCTGAACACCATCCTCGTTCCGTTGCTTGAAATTATCGGTTTAATCATCGAGCCTTTGACGGCAATGTTAGATGCAATTTTAACCCCGATGCTTGGATTGTTGGGCGATATAATCAGTCCTCTGCTTACTATCCTGAATGCTTGCCTTGCACCAATATTCGAGATGCTTCAAAAAATGTATGCTTGGGCGGCTCCGATTGGTGTGAAGGTTTGGGAGTGGTTAAAAGGGTTCTTCCAATTCGTCATCGAGAATGTGGGCGGTACGTTAAGTTCTACGTTTGAAAACTTCGGTGCAACCGTTTCAAAGGTTTGGGAAGGCTTGAAGTCGGCATTCAAGAACGGCATCAACTTCTGGATCAATGGCATCAATACGTTAATTAACGGAGTTAACAACTTATCGGTTCCTGATTGGGTAACAAAAGCAACGGGTATTAGTTCTATTAGTCTTCCCACCATCCCTGCATTGGCAGAAGGTGGTGTAATTGATGTTCCCGGACGAGTACTTGTTGGCGAGGCCGGGCCCGAGTTCCTTGACCTTCCGAAAGGGGCAAAAGTCACTCCATTGGGCAACACAGAGATTGATTACGGCAAGTTGGCACAGACCATCGTAGATGCAATGAAGGCGGCTGGATTTGGACAAATGATAGTTCCGGTTCAAATCGGCAACACTCCATTTGAAACAATGGTTGTTGATGCCCTTAACAATGCAAATTACAGAAGCGGAGGTAGATGAAAATGATTAGTTCGTATCCGTACAAATTAGATAATACAATTCTGCCGTTCCCAGACAGTCCACCGGAGATTGGTTATTCCGAAGTGGAAAGCACGAGTGTTAGTGAGACGGGAAAAGATATCGTACAGAGTACTCGTATCGGGAAATTGTCCATGACCTTCACTTATCAGTTACCAGGTGGATGGATGAATATTTTCGACACGATTTACAACGCAAACGATGTGATTGAGGTCAGTATGCCGAACTCAACTGGTACGGCTTACGAAAAAAGGAATATGCGAATGCGGAAGTACTCCAAGACATTGGTTAAGGGTTCGGAGAATTTGGCAGATGTGACCGCAGGTGTTTGGCGGTTCAAGTTTACGTTGATTGAAATGTAGGAGATGCGATGTATCAGTTAATCACAAAATCAAAAGATAATATACAGACCTACTCTTTGAGCGGTACGGTTGGAGATAAATCGTTTTCCAAAGCCAATGTTATCCGTGGCACGTTCAAAATAACCAACCAATGTTCTGATACGTCAAATTTTATGCTTGGCGGGGTTTACATCGGAGAATTAACGGCTACGTTCACGGGATTGGAGATTGACAGAAACGATTGGGTTGGGTTGGAGATTACGGCAGAATGCAAGGTCAACAACTCCGTTTCCATCCCGCTCGGAGTGTATAAGATTTATTCGGCAGAACATTCCCATGGTTTAACGTCCATCAAAGCCTACGACAACATGGACAAGTTCAACAAGGCTTGCGCATTCACACAAGGCAACTACGGAATGCCGTACGATATTTTGTCATTGGCTTGTTTGGAAAGCGGTGTTTCGCTCGGAATGACTGAACAGGAAGTACAGGCACTCCCGAATGGCAACCTTCCTTTGACGATGGGTTCACAGGGAGACGTTGAGACTTGGCGAGATGTGGTTTATTGGGTGGCGGTTTCGCTCTGCTCTTTCGCTACGATGGACAGAAACGGCAATTTGGTTCTGCGGACATACCATTCCACGGTGGATGATAGTTACCCTGCCGATGTTAGGGAAATGAATAGCTCGTATGGTGACGAAATAATTACCTACACGGGCATCTACATCACGGATGAAGTAAATGAGCAATCGGTTTACTACGGAGCGCAGGTTGACGATGGTTACACCTTAAACCTTGGAGCAAACCCGTTTTTCCAAGTATCATCAGCACAACGGCAAGTTTATGCAAACAACATCTTGACCGCACTGGCGAACATCGAGTACTGCAGTCAGCAAGTAACTATTCCGTTCGGAATCCATTACGATTTGGGTGACGTACTATTGCTCCCAGATGGTTTTGGTTCTGCAACAAATAAGTTCTGCATTATGTATTACTCGTGGACTTACGGCGGTGATTATCAGATGAAAGGCATTCCTTGGAGTAAACAGGGAATGTCGAAATCCGATAAGAGCATTCAGGGCTTAATCAACAAAACCACGAAGAACGAAACGGGATATTACGAGTTTAAGAACACAGAAAACGTTCACATTGGCGACACCGAACGAAAGATGATTTGTCAGATCCGTTTGGCATCGTTCAAGGACACCAAGGCGATGATCCACATCGAGGTCAATCTGGAGAGCCTTGCCAATGCAACGGCGAAATCGTACGAACCGGACGAAGATAATCTGATTTATCTGCAGAACATCTGGAACGACATGGCTGACATGGCGGTTAAGGGTATCGTCAGTTATTTGGTTGACGCAGAAGAAGACCCGTTGCACCCAGAGGAAACTTGGGTAGATGGAAATCACGTTTTGCATTTGATGTACATATTGCCAATGGCGGCGGGTGTGATAACGATGTTCCGTGTGTTCATGGAAGCCAACGGCGGCTCGATTGACATTGACAGAGGTGGATTGTGGTTCTTTGCAATGGGAGTTGGGTTAGTTGGTGATGGTAAGTGGGATGGAACGATTGACGTTGAAGAAGTAGCAAGCGAATGGCAGCTTATCGAAGTTGGATTTGATACGGCTGCAGAAAATGTTGTGGTTGATACGTTGTCTCCTACTACGATTATAGCTTCGGATATTGCGAGCGAGTGGGGATTGGGAGAAGTTACGTTCAATCCGGCTACAGATACCGTACTAATCAACCTGTTCCAAAAATCCCAAAACCGAGTGACCGAGTACGATACGGAAAGGATAACAGAGGACGGAGAACAAAGAATAACGGAGGGAAATTGATATGGCATTACGAATTAGTGATTTAGGAACTGCACCGACTGTTGAGGAAACGGATTTGGTGGAAATAGCAGAAGTGGACGGGGAAAGTCCGAGTGGGTATTCGTCATATAAGACTACCATTTTGGGGATTGCGAATAAAATAGCCACAAGTACGATTTTTTCGGGGTTGGTAACGACCGCAAAGAATATCGTTGGTGCAATCAATGAAGTGAATGGATTGCTTGATTTGAAAGAAAGCAAAGCAGATATGGAAGATGATGTTACGGAAATTCTGGAAGATTTGAGTGATGATATAACAGTGACAGGAAATCCAGTAACATTTGAAACCATCAACGGCGGAATGGCAAACTCTTGCGAAGTAACATTCTCACCGATACAGTCAGGAACGGGCGACCCGTCCCCAACGAACATAAGACCGATTAGCGGATGGGATAGTGTGGATTTGGTTGTTTCCGATGGAGAAAGCGAAGGAGAAACCCACACCGCCACCTTCCCCGATACTGTTTATGGTGGAGTTTGGAAGGCAACGGAAGGAAAGTTAGTCATTGATTATGTATGCGTTGATTTAGGTACAGTTGATTGGACAAAATCAAGTGCAACAAATGGTAATGTATTTTGGCACAGTTTTAGTGATAGATATAGAATTATTGGAAATCTTTATCAATTTATTTGTTCCCAATATAAGAACGCACAAGTTAGCAGAAATTATCTCGTAGATAATGAAATCGGTTTATATAATACAACCAACACGGAAAGAATATGTATTCTTGATACCGCATATAATGATAGTACAGCAGCAGAATTTAAAACCGCTATGTCTGGTGTTCAATTATGTTATCAGTTAGCAACCCCTACCGAAATCACTTTGACCGCAGAGCAGATAGAATTGCTCAAAGGTACGAATGTTGTAAGCACGGATGGGGATGGACTAAAATTGGTGGCAACCAAATTGGCAAATGTTCCTGATTTATTGACATATATTCAGTCACTTGAGGCAAGGATTAAAGCATTGGAGGAGGCATAAGCATGAAAATTATAGACAAATCAAGGGATTTTAAGTTGTACGATAAAAACGCACCCATCATGCACGGGCATACCAAAATCGTTCTGCGGAATGTGAAAACGGGGTTGGTTGAAAAGGTGGAGAGCGAGAATACATTTCAGGCAACCTATATCGCTAATTACTTGCGAAACATGGGATTTGCGAACAGTTCTCCATTGGTAAAAGACACAGTCCGTGCTAACCCTGTTTGGCAGAATGTTGTTGGCGGGTTGTTCCTGTTCAAAGACCAAATCACTGCGGGTGCGGAATATATGAGTGCTGGAAACCAAATGGTTGGTAATGGCTCTTTTGGTGTAACGAACAACGGGCAACCGACTGAATTAGGCTCCTACAATGCTATCGAAAGCGGTGCGACCAATTCTGCAATAACACAGGTTTACGATTTTACCACCGCACAGGCCAACGGCACGATAAATTCTGTATGCTTAACAAGTGCTTTAGGCGGGTATATCGGTTACGGGAACAAGTCAGGAATGGCGAGTGCTACCACGAAAACATTCTTTGCGGACAAATCCCTTGCAAATACAAATCCTTACAACACGACCAATTCAATCAGGCATATTGTGGGGAATTACGGCTACAGATTTACGATTAGCGGTAGTGATATGACCGTAGAAAAATGGAAGGTTGCATTGACAACGGGTTCTGTATTTGACGGAGAAAAGGACACCATCACGATTGATATTTCGGCTTTTCATAATGGTGTGTCATTGTATCATTCAGTATCAGGCGGAAAGATTTATTTTGTCCCTCAATTATTGAGTGTTGCACCGGCTGGAAAGTTCTATATTTGGGAATTTGACCCGACTGACGACAGTTTGACCGAAATCGAAATGACAAATTCAAGTTCTGCCACAATCAGCATGAACAATCGGGCAACTGTTTCAAATGGTGCGGCTTTTATTCCGAGTAGTGATGGAGTATATGTTTTTGATTTGTCCACAAGTGCATTGATTAAGGTTATTCCCATAATGGCAAGTGAACACATTGTAGGCGATTTACCAAACGGATTGTCGCTGATTTTAAGGCAAAATGCAAGTGATGTGGTTTATGACAGAACAAACGATACTTTATATCCTACAAACGGCAGAAACCTTTATTCAGGCTATCAAACAACAATGTCTTACGATAGCACTCTGAACGCAGCCGTTACAAACGACAATGCCTCTGACCTTGTAATGACAAACCCTCTCTACCTTGCCACCATCAACAATTTAGGCTCACCCGTGACAAAATCGGCGGCGCAGACTATGAAGGTTACCTACACGTTAACCGCAAATTAAGGGGGGCAGAATGATGGATTGGACAAGCATAATTGGTATAGCCATATCGGGCATTGTGTCGCTTATCGTTTGCATAATCACGCAATCTGCCCAAAACAAGGTAACTCGTGCGTTGATTGAATACCGACTAACAGAACTCGAAAAGAAGGTTGACCGTCATAATAACTTGGTTGACCGAATGTACAAAGCAGAAGAAAACATTGCCGTTCTTATGGCGCACATGGACGACTCAAAGTGACGATTTTGCAATTTTTCTGCAATTACTCGAAAAATAATGTATCGAAAGGGGGAAATTACATGATTTTACCACAGAAAGCCTATGAAATCCTTCGTTGGGTTGTTATCGTTGTTATACCCGCCCTGATTACCCTGTACGGAGTTATTGGGAACACTTGCAACATTCCGTACACCGATGTAGTACTAACCATCGCAGGAGCCGTGGACGTATTCCTCGGAACCATCTTCGGCATCTCGAAACTATCCTACGATGCCAAAAATCGGGAGGTGGTTGACGAATGAAATGGGGAATTGATGTATCGCATTGGCAAGGCAACTTTAATTTCGACAAGGCGAAAGCCGAAGGAGTGGAGTTCGCCATCATCAAAGCAGGTGGTGGCGATGCTGGATTGTACACCGATAGCAAGTTTGAACGCAACTATGCCGTAGCATCATCCATGATGCCCGTGGGAGCATACTTCTTCGGTCAGGCGATGGACACGAACCAGGCGATGAAAGAAGCTGCATATTTCTGCAAACTAATCGAAGGCAAAAACTTCCCGATGAAGGTTTGGTACGATGTGGAAGCGAAGATGCTCAAGGCGAAAAACTTATCGCTTATCGTCACGACTTTCGTTGAAAGAGTACGGGCAGCAGGGTACGACTGCGGAGTATATGCTTCCGAGTCCACCCTGAAATCACTCTGCACCAAACCGGCCATTGCAAACTATCCGCATTGGACGGCAAAGTGGAGCAAGCAACCACCAATCATCCGAACGGAAATCTGGCAGTTTGGTGGCGAGACCAACTTGATCCGTTCCAACAAGGTGGCAGGAGTGACTTGCGACCAAAACTATTTGATGGATAACGCAGAGATTATCGCCCCGGCTCCTGAAAAGCCGACCGCCATACCACAACCGAAACAGGAGGAAAACTACAAAATGATGCCCACGATAAAAAAGGGAAGTAAAGGGAAAGCCGTTAAGATTTGGCAGATTATTTTGGGAATAACTGCCGATGGAGTATTCGGGCCTATTACCGAGCAGAAGACCAAGGAGTTCCAAAAGAAGAATGGACTCGTTGCAGATGGTATTGCAGGCCCGAAATCTTGGCAGAAGGGTATTGCTACCATCAAGTAATATGGTATAATAAAGGTGTTTCGTATTTCAAATCTATACACCCCTATACTTTGTGCTTCATCCACAATAACGCATAAGGTAAAATTAAGGTCAACCGGGAGTTCGAGTTAACTTGTGTTTGGTTCACTAAATGCAAAAGACTCGAACTTTCGGCTTCTTTTGTTTCATCCGTGATATTGTAGGCAATAACCGAGTGGTCGTCATAGATTACGATACCAGAAATGAATGTGTTGATGATGCGTTTCGCAAAAGCATCTGACTCGATATCTCCGTCACGGAACACTTCCAACCACTTCTGCAGAATGTCTCTTGGAATAATCGGTTTTTTCGCTTTCAGTTTCTCCAGCTCAATCGACAGAGTGGATATCTTCTCGGTATAATCATCCAACCTATCCTTCACATTTTCAAAATTAAGACCGTTTTCGATAGCAGAGTATAAATTATCTAATCTCTTCTGATAATCGCTTATTTGGGCAGATATGCGCTTTATTTCGGCATGGGGAAGGTCATCGTTCTGGATTTCCATGATGCGGTCAACAATCTGTTCAATCATCTCGTCAGTCAGGATGTTTTCACGAGTTTCTGCCAAAACCATCTTCTCGTACTTGGGAGCCGATAAGGGTTTGATGCACTTATTCGGGCAGATATAGTATGTGTGTTTGTCTCCTGTCTTGCTCGTTCCATACGAACCTTGTATTCTGCCACCACAAACCCCGCAAGTACATTTCCCAGATAACAAATATTCCATCTTCGCACTACTCCGTTTCTTCGTTCCAAACACCTCTTGGGATTTCGCCCACGTTTCTGCAGAAATAATCGGTTCTGCATCAACATCAATCCCCATCATTTCAAATTTGCCCGTATAGTGTTCGTTTGTTAGTATTCGATAAATTGACCCATTCTTCTGATAAATGCCCTTATTCGCCAAAATTCGCTCGATTTCGGCTATGCTTTTGCCGTCTATGTGGAGTGCGAACACTTCCCGAACGACTGCTGCCTTTTCTTCGTCAATAATCGGCTTTTTGTCCTTGTCCTTCGTGTACCCATACGGAAGCCGACCGGGATATTGACCTTTTTTCAACGACTCGGTCATTCCTCGGTTTACCTTCTGCCGGAGATCTGCAGAATAGTATTCCGCCAACCCTTCGAGTAGAGACTCCAAAATTATTCCTTCCGGGCCTTCTGGAACGCTCTCGGCTGCATAGTGAAGTGTAACTCCGCTTCTGCGCAGTTCTCTCTTGTAAATCGCAATATCGGTCTTATCTCGACCAAACCTATCCACCTTCCAAACGATAACCGCTTGGAACATTCCCTTCTTTGCATCCTTAATCATTCGAAGAAATTCGTCACGGCCTTCGGTTGATTTGCCCGAAATATGGCGGTCGGCATAAACATCCACCACGTTCAGGTCGTGGGCTTCTGCATACTTCCTACAATCCGCAATTTGTCCTTCGATGGATTGGTCGGTTTGTCGAGGTCCGGCGGAGTATCGGGCATAGATTACGGCATTAGTCATTTTTGCTCTCCATTCTTCCCTTGCGGATCATCAACCAAGCCGAGAAGATAATCGGCAGTTACTCCGTAGAATTTACAGAACATAAAAAGAACAGATGCACTCGGCTCGCGTTTTCCGCTTTCATATCTGGATATCGCAGAAACAGTAAGACCCGTTCCTTCTGCGACCTGTTGCATCGTGTAATCATTCTCAATTCTTAAGTTTTTCTCTCTTATCATAAAATCTATCATGTTCATTCCCTCCTATGCCTATATTATACCAAATGGCAACAAATTATTAAATAGCAACAATTTGTACTTGACAAATGGCAAATTACTATCTATAGTGGTTAGTGTAAGAACTTGCCAAATGGCAAGTGGAAAGGAGGGAAAATGAACGTTCCTACATACGAACAGGAAACCACAGTCAGTTTTTGCAGAGCAGAACAGACCGCCAAGATTTGGACGAGTGATACCACAGTTATGACGAAGTTGGATAAGTTGGTTAACCGAGACCCTGAAAATTGGAGTTGCACTCTGCAGAAGGATAAGGAAGGCGATGTAATTGCGAAGGAATACATTGTTCAGAAGAAGAAGTTAATTTCGTTCCGGTCGGAAGTAAAACTGACCGATGAACAAAGAGAGATGTACCGACAACGTGCCTTGCAAAATTTGGTCGATTCTTCCCAACTGTAGTCGTAAAAATCAGACCTAACATAATGCAGACGATGAATTTACCATCTAACACAGAAAGGAGACGAAATGGACGGAAAGAACTTAAGGTTTAAGGGATGGTTAGCCGAGAACGGAATATCACAGAAGGAGATCGCAGAAGTTCTCGGAATTACGGTTTCCAACCTGAATGAAAAAGTGAATGGCAAGCAAGAGTTCACGGCTCCGCAGATGCGGACTCTATGCCAGAAGTACAACATTTCTGCGGACCTTTTTTTACCGTAAAACTTGCCAAATGGCAAAAACAACCAATGGATGAAAACACAAAGTAAAGGAGACGAAAACAATGAGAGATTACAGAGACTTAACAATCAAAGCAAGAGTTACGAACAAACAGATTAAGGTGGAGACGGTCGTTCTTGATACCGGAATGAATACTGAAGAGTTCAGGTCATTCATGGAAGATTTGGCAGAAGCTATCAGAATTGCCGACAACAAGGTGTATGCAGAGTACGAAGAAGCAAAGGCAGAAGTTGAGAAGGCAGACACCAAGGAAGCATTGCATGATGCCCAGTGGAAGATGGACAGGGCCTATGAGAAATGGGATAAGTTCTCCAATCTCTGGCACAAAGCACTTGATTTGTCCGATTTCGGCAAAGAAGACGAGAACGAAGAAGGGGGAAGTGAAGAATGATTAAGTTCGGATTGAGCGGAGTTGATGCAACTGTATCGTTCGGCGAGTTCCTGAAGGCGGTTATCGGCGGAGTGGCAATAGTCGCTCTGCCACTGCTCCTGAAGGTTCTGCTGATTGCTTTGATGGGGGTTTAATATGCCGGAAACGAAATTGTGGCAAATGTTTGAGTGCGTGGGGGATAAATCCGAAATCCATCTGTCGTTCCGCAAGGATAGCACGAAGGATTGGAGCAAGATTGTTGGCACGAAGAAGGACATCGAAATTCTGAAGATGGAAAAATGGATCGTAACGGCGGTTAAGTGGGAGCGGTCAAATCCAGGCATCATTCAGATTGCCGTTGAGGAAAGTGTATGAGTGGTAATAAATTGGACAATTTAGCACGATGCGTATTGGATGAAGTACGAAAGGAGTTTGAGCAAATGACATCACATAAGAGAAAGATTACGAAGGAGCAGTTCCAGAAAGCGCAGAACGGAAATTGGGATGGAATTTTCATGGAACACGAAGTTTGCGGGTACGGAGTTTATGGAGAGCAGTTGCACTACGACCCCGATAAGGACGAGTACTACGTCACGTTCTATTTGGGCGAAACTTGCGATTAGTTTTGAGGATAAGTTTTGAGGAAGGAGAAAAGAGAATATGGCAGAAGAAATAAAAGGGCAGCAGGAATTATTGAAATCCCGCAAAGAACGTAATGTAACAGGCTATCGTGAGTCTGCATCAAATAACGGTACTTTTTCTACGCATATCGGAGTGGAAACAAATCGGCGACTTACTAATTATTGCAAGGCTACAAACCAGAATAAAACGAAATTCGTTGAGCAATGCATCAATGAGAAGTTGGACTCTGCAGAACGTAATGCTTACGAAAATATGAGTAAGGACGACCTTATTAACTTGCTTATGAAAGGGGGAACGGGGAAATGACAATTTATGATATCGATGCAGAATTTACCAAAACAATGGACGAACTTCTGTCTGTATTTGACGAAGAAACCGGGGAAGTAACCGACATCGACCGATTCGAGGAACTGAAGAAGGCTTTGGATGGATTGGCAGAAGAACGCAAGCAGAAGATTTCCAACGTGGCTTGTTGGTACAAATCTTTGGTAGCGGAAGCAAACGCCATTAAGGAAGAAAAGCAGAAATTAGCAAAGCGTCAGGCGGCTTGTGAAAACAAAGCTGAAAACTTAAAGAAATATCTTGAATATGCTTTGCAAGGGGAAAAATTCAAGGATGCACGGGTAAATATCACATACAGACCGACAAAATCAGTAGGGTTTATTCCTGATTACGATTATTCAAAATTGCCGCCGGAATTTCAGAAGGTAACTATTGAGCCGAAGAAAACGGAAATTAAGAAAGCTATTGAAAGCGGTGTTGAGATTCCGGGTGCATTTATTGAAGAAAAAGTGAGCACGATTATCAAGTAAAGGAGGGCAATATGGCAAAGGTTATTGGAATTATGGGCGAGTCTGGTTCCGGTAAGACGACATCAATGCGGAATTTAGATCCGAACACGACCTACTACATCGACTGCGATAAAAAAGGACTGTCGTGGAAGGGATGGAGAGAACAGTATGCCGAGAAGAAACTGAATTATTGGAAGACAGATTTTGTTGAAACGGTGGACGAGCTTTTCGACAAAATCAACTCTGAAGAGAAATTCAAGAAAATCAAGGTTGTTGTTGTCGATACTCTGAACGGTCTTATGGTGGCAGATGAAGTCCGCAGGATGAAAGAAAAAGGGTACGACAAGTGGATGGATTTGGCTCAATGCGTGTGGGGTTTGCTCGACAAAGCGCAGGGACTCCGTGACGATTTGACTGTTATATTCGTTTGTCATTCCCAGACACAGAAGGAAGACGATGGCTACACGTTCACGAGGATCAAGACGAGTGGAAAGAAGCTCGACAAGTTGAGCATCGAGACGAAGCTGACAACCGTTCTGTATGCAACCTGCAAAGACGGAAACTATGTCTTCGAAACACACGCAAACAAATCAACGGCAAAATCTCCGCTCGGAGCATTCGAGCAGAATGAAATACCAAATGACATAACAAAGGTGCTTGATGCACTCAAAGATTATTAAGGAGGACTTAAACAATGAAATCATTTAACGGCTACGATGAAGCAAGAAAACAGGCAGACGTGGTAGGTTCTGCCAAATTACCCGCAGGAGCTTATGTCTGCAAAATCAAGCAGGTGCGGTACGAGACCACCGCAAATGGCGACAGGATTGTGTTGGCATTCGATATCGCAGAGGGCGAGTACAAGGGATTTTTCCAGAAGCAGTTCGAGGAAAACACTTCCGAAGACAAAAAGTGGAAGGGCAAGACCAACATCTTCGTTCCGAAGGATGACGGCTCCGAGAAGGACGGATTCACGAAAAAGTCTTTTGCCGGATGGACTAAATCCTTTGAGGATTCCAACAAAGGCTACACATGGGATTGGGATGAGCAGAAGTGGGCCGGATTGATTGTCGGCATCGTGTTTGGCGAGACAGGAGCGAAAATTGAAGGCAAAGATGTTATCTACACCGAAGCACGTTTCGCCGTTGATGCACAGAAGGTTCGTGACGGCAAGGCACCCGAAGCAAGGTTCAAGGCCAAGAACGGGTACAACGGTTCTGCGAGCAACAATCCCGATGACGAATTTCTGTCGGTTCCCGCCGGGAAGAAGGAAGAACTGCCCTTCTGATGGAGCAGTTAGACATCGAAAGATGCTTGCAATCAATGAGCATTTTGACAGATACACGAGAGCAGCCGTCCGAGAGGGCATTGAGAAGGTACAAATCCTTCCCTTGCCCGTACAGACGGCAAACTCTTGATTATGGCGATTACACATTCAATTTCATTCTGCCCGATGGAACGGAGTTATTTGCTCCCAATGTTCGGGCAGCAGGGGTGGCGGTGGTGGAACGGAAAATGGATCTGAACGAACTGTCTTCCTGTTTCACTCACGACCGGAAGAGATTTATCGCAGAATTTGAACGTGCCAAAGAACATTCTGCAAAATGCTATCTACTCGTTGAGGATGCTAATTGGGAAAACCTAATCAACGGCAGATACAAGACCAGGTTCAATCCCAAATCATTCTTCGCAAGCATCACGGCCTTTATGGCGAGATATAACATAACTCCTCTTTTCTGCAAACAAGAGACTTCGGGGAAACTGATTTACGAGGTTCTGTACAGAGAATTGAAGGAACGGTTGGAAAGGGGAGATTATGGCTGACGAAGAGAAAAAGCGAGACAGTTTTACAAGGTTATTCAATCCAATTCTGGAAGCACTCTGCAAAAGCAATTTAAGCAGCAGGGAGTTCAAAATAGTTTTCTTTGTCATTAGATGCACTTATGGATGGAATAAAAAGATGTTTCCGATGTCAAAGTCGTTTATTGCAGAGGGAACGAACATAGACAAAAGGGATGTCGGGAAGATCATCAAGGGTTTGGTTAGTAAAAATGTCCTGATTGAGTACGGCACAGACAAAGTAACAAGAGCGAAGATTTATGGGTTGAATAAACACTATTCTCAATGGTCTATGTGCGGCGATTTACCCACCGGGCAAACTGCCGATATATGTCCGGCAATTTCGGACATTGATAGTGGGCAAACTGCCGATGATATGTCCGGCGCAGACACCGAACAAAATAGACATATTAAAAGACATATTAAAAAAGAAAAAGAAAAGAAATGTTCCCAGAATCGTATTATTTTCAATCCTGATACGGGGTGTTATGAAGAAGCAGAAGACGAAGATGGGGGAGAGGAATAAATGGGGATTTACGAGTTTAAGAAAGAGGACGTGTTCCGGTTTGCGCAGCAGATTGGAATGAAGACTTCGCAGAAGGGGAGCGAGTTGATTTTTGACAGATGCCCTTATTGCAGGCCCGAAAAAGACAGGCATACATTTTCGATTAACCTGACGAACGGAATGTTTGAGTGTAAACGGGCAAAATGCGGAGCAAAGGGAAATATGATTACTTTGAGCAGAGACTTTGATTTTTCACTTGGAAAAGAAGTTGATGCTTATTACAGAACGGTGGACTATTCTCGGAAACAGTATCGTCAATTTGTGCAGAAGCATATCGAGACGAAGGAGACCGCTATCGAATACATGGATAGCAGAGACATATTCCCTGAAATCGTGCGGAAGTATGAAATCACAATGAGCGATAAGCAGAAGTATGTAATGGTGTTTCCGTTCCGGGATGAAAACGGAGAGCTGCAGTTCATCAAGTATCGCAATTTGAAGTACGACAAAGATCAGGGCGGCTCGAAAGAATGGTGCGAGAAGAACTGCAAGCCGATACTGTTCGGGATGAACCATTGTTCAGGGTTTTCAAGGTTGGTTATCACAGAAGGACAGATTGACAGTTTGAGTTGTATTCAAGCCGGCATTGAAAACGCTGTTTCGGTTCCAACAGGGAAAAATGGTTTTACTTGGATTCCGTACTGTTGGGATTGGGTAAATCGGTTCCAGAAGATTGTGGTGTTTGGAGACTGCGAGAACGGATATATCACTTTGGCAGAAGAGTTGACAAGGCGGTGGCCGATGAAGGTGTCAGTCGTTCGGGTGGAAGATTATCGTGGGTGCAAAGATGCAAACGAACTTCTGCAGAAGGAAGGACCTGAAGCGGTACGATATGCGGTCGAGAATGCAGAACCGCAGAACCTGAACTGCATCAAGCCGATGGCGAAGGTCGAGCGAGTGGACATCATGCAGATGGAAAAGATGTCAACGGGGTTGGTTAGTTTGGACAGAGTTCTGGACGGCGGGTTCCGGTTCGGTCAGTTGGCAATTCTCACGGGAAAACGTGGAGACGGCAAATCAACCATGGCAAGTATGTGGGGCTGCGAAGCACTTAATCAGAACTACAACTGTTTCTTCTATTCAGGCGAGTTGCCCGACTTCTTCTTCCGAAATTGGATGGACAGACAGATTACCAAAAAGCGGGAAATCAGTCAGGCCGATGAAGACCAGCTTAACCAATGGTACGGCGAGAAAGCATTTATTTACGACAACACTTCTGTTCCAGACCAAAATGCCGAGTTACTGAAAATAATCGAAATTGCGATTGTGCAGAAAAACTGTCGATTTATTACCATCGACAACTTGATGACTGCTTTAGATCCAGATTTGGAAGCTGACCTATATCGACAGCAGAGCAAGTTTGTCGGAGAGCTGGCGGCGATGGCGAAGAAGTACAACGTGTTCATCCTGCTTGTAGCACATCCAAGGAAGCAGTATGGAAGCATATCGAATGACGATATAAGCGGTTCCTCGAATATTACGGACAGGGCAGACATTGTTTTGGTGTACGGCAGACCAAAGAAGGATAAAAACGAAAAGGAACAGGGAGTTGCGGAAGTTGTGGACGATACACAGAGAACGTTGGAAGTATTGAAGAACCGACTGACCGGAAAACTTGCAACAGAAAAGAAGGGCATCAAGTTGGTATTCGAGGAAGGTTCAAAACGGATTGCAGAACACACTTCGGATTTCATCAAGAAAACATTTAATTGGAACAATGACCCGTATGGGTTCGAGAGCGCAGACGGAAGTGACGTTCCGTTTTAAGGAGCGAATATGAAAGAGATTAAAGGGCAATTAACAATCTTCGACTTGTTCCAAGACGACACGGAAGAAGAATTTGACGAGCCGAGTTATTCCATCGAGGAATTTGACAAGAAGTTTGGAGTCGGCAGCAGATTTTGGAACGGCAATAACGTGCTGGAGATAACAAACATTCGCAAGGGCGAACAATCTGCAGAGATTAAGAACGTAACGTTGGAATTGAAGGGTTGGTACGTTGGGAGCCGATATTTCATCAACAAAGAGTCCTACGGAACGTGGTATCTGGCTATCGCAGAAAACGGAAACATGATGCCATGTCCGAACAAAGAACGATGCCAGACCTACAACGTTGGGTGCTATGGAATAAGTTATTGGTGCGGTAGGTACGGAGAGCCAAAGCTAATTGACCGACTGAAATTGGACGGTTGGCAGAACTCTTTCGACAAAAAGCCGCCGAGACCAGGCATCTATGAAATCCTTTGTGTACGTGATTACGCATTTATGCAGAAACAGAAGATGGAATACAAGGGCGAAGGCCGATGGCATATCGGTGGTAGCGCATTAGAACCAAATTATTGGAGAGAGGTAAAAACATGAGAATATACTTATCCGGCCCGATTACTAACGAGCCAAACTACAAACGCAATTTTGCGGTGGCACAACAGATTTTGGAAGAACTCGGTCACACCGACATCATCAACCCGGCCGAACTCCATCGAGTAATGCCCTGCATCGACAAAATGGACCACGAAGAGACCATCGAACTCTGCTTCGACTTCCTGAACAGATGTGATGCAATGGTGCTCCTTCCGGGATGGCAGAAGTCAACAGGGTGTATGGCGGAATGGGGGTATGCTCACGGGTGCGACCATATCATCATTACCGAGTTCGAGGATTTTATCAGCAAGAAAAGGAGGGAATGACGTGACGATTGGGGAAACTTATTCGTACTTGGGGCAGATACGGGGAACAAGACGGAAAATCGAAAAGCTGGATGAACAGATCACAGAGCTTCGTTATTCGCTCTTGCCGAGTGCGATACGATACGACAAGGACCGAGTGAAATCTTCTCCAGAAGATGGAATGATTGATGCTTACTCGAAGATCCAAGAGCTGGAGTTGGAACGGAAGGTTCTAATCAACAACTTGGAACTGCTTACGATAGTGATATCAAACGAAATCTTCCTGCTGCCGATATCCAAAGAGAGAACGTTCCTGTTGAGGTACTACATTCATTGCCAGAGCATGGATGATATTGCAGAAGCATTAGGAATAACGACAAGGCATTGTTTCAGAATACGAGGGAATGCGGTTTCGATGTTTTCGGAGGTGGTGAAATGATTGGATGGAAGGATTGGCTTGATTTCTTCATCCTGTTTCTTTTGGCATCTATCGTGATAATTAGTATCAAGGCTTTCGTGAGCCAATGGTTTGGGGGTGAAGATGATGGTTGATGTGAATAGGTGCGAATGTGGTTCGTACAACTTGCAAGTGACCGACAGCAGACAACACGACAAGACCATCTGGCGAACGAGGGTGTGCAGAGATTGTGGAAAACGAATGAAGACAATCGAGGTGGACAGGGCAGAGTATTTACGCATGAAGCGGATAACCGATGCCTATGATGAAATAACGATACGAATTGAAGGGGGAGAGAAATGACAGTACAGGAACTAATCAGCATTAACCAAAGCATTACAGATGTTTGTATTGAGGTTAGGGTTAACGGTACGGCTCTTCTGGATGCGTTGTACATTGGACTTGATTTTGGTGCAGAACCGCCTTATCCGCAGATGGTTCCGATTGACCGAGCGCACATTGGCAATCAATGTCTTACGGCAAAGAAAAAGGCGAAATACATTCGCAAATCAATCAATGCTTGGGATGATGACAAGGACTATTGGCAGATTAAGTTGAACCGCATTCCAAAAGAATGGCTTGAATTGGAAGTGTTCTCTTGGCGGAATTGGCACGTTTACAAGCCGAGGCACCCAAGATATGCGTTTGGCGGTTCTGATGCTTACGAGGGCATTTTGATTACCGCTCTTCCAAAGGGCGACAGAAAGCCGGAGATTATTCCAGACAAACCTTACAAAAGCGAGAAGACAGAATTGGAACAGATAAGTTTGTTTGACAAGGAAAGTGAGGA